TTTCAGCGCCTACCATTCTCAAGAAACCACCTAAAGTTCGGTTTCCGTATCTTTCTACTTCCGCTTCGTAAAGCTCAGGTAGATATTGTTGTGCAAAGTTTCCACCAGTTGCATTGTCAAAACTCAAGTAATTTGACGCTAACGTCATTTGAGTCTGATGAGGCAAGAGTGATGGAGGAAAAGCTCCAGTTGGAGCATTGTTTTGAAAACTCATGTTTTATCTTTTATTTGTTTTTATTTATTCTTAATTTTAACTTTGAACTATCCACACCACTAATTGCTTTTACTTTCATTCCTCCAATAAAAACATCTCCCGTAGACGTTGGTCTAAGTTCATTGTTTAAATTTTTAGATTTAGCCATTACATCTTTAACAGCATCGGCCTTGCCTTGCTCATAAAAATGATTAGCGATAGTATCAGCGTTTTGTGCTGCAAAAATAGCTTTGTGATAACCTTTATAGTCTTTAACTTCCCCTTTATTATCTAAGAACTTCCCGATTAGGTTCGTAAGATCAGATTGATTACTAGCAACAGAGTCTATATCATTAACACCGTATCTAAATTTCTTTTCATTTAAATTAAACTCAAAACCTTTGAATTCGTTATTAAAGAAATTTTTAGTAGTTGATTTAAACGTGTCATGTTGCTGTTTAACCATTTTTTGTTCTTCGTTGTGTCTATTGAAAAAGTCCATAGCTTTTTGTTGTTCCTGAGTAACGCCCGGTCTCAACTTGATCTCGTCGTAATATTTACTCTTGGTTTCCTCTAAAAAGTTAGTGGCTTTGGCAATTTCTTCTTTGTAAGCAAGTTTTTTCTTTCTTATATCTCGCTCTTCATCCAAATCTTCATCATATGAAAAGTTATCTTCTAATAAAAAGTTAACTTCCTCCATGTTAAGATGTGGCTTAGTCTGTTTGTAATACTCTTTTAATAAAGTATCTTTATCTACATTTGAGTAATCAGCGTTTAACCTAACGTAGTCCTCAACTGTTCCACCTGTATCTTCCATAAAGCTTACCAGTTTTTCTATGTTTTCTGGTAGTTTTATTTCTGGTTGTCTTTCAACAACGTCTTTTACTATAGGTGCTTTTATTTCTTCAGCAACTTCTTCTTCTGTAATTTCAGATATAGGAGATGTAGTTTCTTTTTTTGCTTCTACTACTTCTTCCTTAGCTTCTACTTTTTCTTCTTTAGTTACAGGTTCTTCTTTAATAGTTACTTTATCTACAGGTTTTTCTTCTTCTTTAACCTCTTCTTTTTTAGATAAGTCTATTTTAGATGTTGTTGCTTTTTTATTAGTAAGTTTTTTTACTTTAGGTTTCTTAACCTTAAACTCACCTTGTTCTAATTCCCCTTTGGGGTTTTCTTTTATTTCTTCTGACATAATATAATATAATAGTTAATATAAAATTATTTAGGGCCAAACTGCTCTAAACCAAAACCGCCCATAGTATCATTACCTGCGGATTCAAAGTTTTTAGGTAATAAATCATTTTTTCTTTGATCTATAAGCTCAGACTGCTGTGTAGCTTGCATTTCTGTTCTTTGATCTTTTCTATCTTCTTTATAAGCTTCATCCTGCTGCTTAGCTTTAGACTGAGCTTGAGTTAACTGCATGTTGTAATTAAACTCTAACTCCATTAACTGTTGTTTGATTTGAGCTTCTCTTTCCATTTTTTGTATAGCAAATTGAGATTTAGCTTGTTCGTAGTTAATATTTTGCTCAGATATAACTTGTTGCTTTTGAGCTTCTGCTAAAGATATTTGTTCAGCCGCTTGAGCATTTGCTTGAGCTTGTGCTTGCATGTTCTGTTGTTGTATTTGCTGGTCTTTAGCTTGTTTTTCTTTTCTTCTTTTCTTAAGCATTTGATTAGCTAACTTTAAATTGTTAACTTGTCTAATATCAATTGCATCTTCAAGATCTATTTGACCTCCTTTTAAAGCTATTTGTATATTCTGCTCTAACACTTGCTTTTCTTCTTCATCAGGTTCTAGCTCTAAGAAAATACCAAAGTCATGCATATTAACTTTAGATAACTCTTGTAGTGTAGCTACATTGTATCTAGATATACTAGAAGCTAATGTTTGCATAGTTAATGGAAACATTAAAGCATCAGCTATTCTTAATGATATATTTTCACAAGTTCTAAGAGTTAAGTATAAGCTAGCTTGTAATATGTGTCTAGTTGCTACATTTGAGTTAGCTGCAGCTAATTTTTGTAAACCAACTAATGACTGCTTGTCTGGCAGTGTACCATCTCTAGCTTCATTAAGTCCCGTCACGTCTCTAATCATTTTAAGATAATACTCATAAGTTTGTATCAATGATTGCATTTTGCTCCCACCAGAACTAGATTGTAGTTCTTGTATTGGTACTTTACCTGGATTCATACCACCATCTTGAGTCATTGATCTACCAACTACAGAACCTGTTTGAAAATACATGTTCAAAGCTTCAGATGGATTATAATTAGTACCATTACCTAAATCTACTTCTGCTAAACCATCCATATCTAAGTAAACTCCATCAGGAACTACTCTAGACATTACCTGTTGCAGTTTTAAATGTGTTAGCTGTATCATATCAGCAAAACCAGTTATCCTGCTTACGATTGATTCTATACGACCTTTGTACATTCTAGGAGCTACGATGTTATAGTTCATGTTAACTTTAACAGTGTCGGCATAAGGCCTAGTCATATTCTCAGCTAATTCCCACTTTAATATCTTGTTGTGACCTAGTATTTTAGCTCCAGAATAAAGAACTTCAATAGCTCTAAATGCTTTTGAAAATGAATCTGTTTCTGGCGGATTAAAAGTATCAGTTTTTTCTATAGCTTTTTCAAGGCCATTAGCTGTTTCTTTTATCTTAAACACTTGGTTAGCATAAGTCTTATATTCAAAGTACATTACTTGAACTGTGTTATCGTCATAACGACCACTCCAGTTTCTAGTATAGTTTTGATTACCTGGATATTTTTGTATTTCTTTTAATTCTTCAGCGGTTAAATAAGGAAATTGTTTTTTAAGCTCTGGTAAACTAATTGACTTAACTTCACCTACATAATATAAATCTTCAAAATTAGGATCTTCACTGTATGAATAAACTAAACTAGCTGGATCAACATAATCTAGTGTGACTCCTTCAGATCTATTAAAATCAGTTTTAACACAAGATATACCTAATACAGTTAAATCATAATTTAATCTTCTTCTAATTAAATCGTATTTGTTATTAGCTAATACATTGTTAATTACTTCTTCTTCAGCTACTTCAATAGACTCTTTGTAACTCATTTGCATGTGAAGTTCTATATCTTCTTCACTTTCCATAGCTAAGCCTTTGCCGCCTGATTTAGAAACATCCATACCAGTCATTTGACTTATTTGATTTATAAGATCTTTTTGTCTCATATCTCTCGCTAATGCTTCTGCATAGGCAGTTCTCTTAATTAAAGACTCAGGGTCTTGAGCGTAAGCTTTAATCTCATAGTTTCTTTGAGACATACCATTAACAACTATATCAACAAACTTAGGAATTACTGGTACAGGTTTCCAGTCTAAATTTAAATAAGATAAATCACCATTAATAGAAAGTTCGTCTTTATATTTTTGTACAGATTGTTCTCCTCTTGCATATAATCTTAAGTTGTGAAAAGAATTATAATTACTACCAAACCTGTCCGTAAAGCCATTATCATTAGTAAACCACTCAGACTCTATAGCTCTACCAACCTGTAAACCATACTCATAAGTAGCTTTTTCTGCATCTGGTACTACCTGATCTGGAAAAGAACTATTGTAATTAGTATTTATCATTTATTTTATTTTTGAATTATAACCTGTGTTATCATATTTTTTAATACCTAAGTTTATAGATTTTTTTTGCCTAACAGCTACAGGTGTATACCTGTTTTTATTACAAGCCATTATAGCTAAACCTGAACTTATCGAAGCATCATGCTTTGTTCTATTGTTTATATTGAACGCTGCCCAGTCTTCTAATGTTTTTTGATGGTACATATCTCCATGACCTAACTCACTAGACCCAACATATTCCTCTATGTAAGACTCTATAGCAGCAGCATGTGATTGTTTAATATCTTCACTTGAATTAGGTATTCCACCTATTTCTCTTTCTGTTGTAGAGAGTTTGTTCCAAATCTTATCAGGACGATTAATTGAAAAACCTCTGTAACCTCTACGTTTAAAATAGTATAATAATCTAGGTTTATTATTTTCAGCAAGTATAGGCATGCCATAAAATATACAAGCCATTAGAACATCTTCAAAAAATATCTCAGCCGTTTGAGGTCTTGATATATATTCTAAAAAAAAATGATTAGGCGGTGCGTCTTCCATTGAAAACTTAGTTAATCCGTGTAAAGCTCCATTAGAGCCTTTACCATCAACAGTACCGCTAATGTCGTAACTATCACAGCCAAAAGCTCCAATATGTTCGTTACCAGGATATTTACCTCCATTTTTATTAATTATTCTATTTTGAATATTAACTGGTGGTACCCAGCTAATTTTAAATCTTCCATCTTTATTAGGTTTAAATAAAACCTTAGAATCTTTAATACCGTTTTCCCAAGAAAAACTGCCTATTGTAATAGCTGCTTTATTATTAGCCTCTTCGTTGTAATCTATCTGTTGGTATATCTTAGTTAGATTAAATAAAGATGATTTAGCTTCATCTCTAAAGGCGTGTTGTTCAGTTCTTGGAAACTGTCTATAATACTCGTTTAAACTATCTTGATCAGATTTTAAACCGTCGACCTCGTTTTCCCAGTGTTCAATAACTCCTGTTGTAATTTCATAACCATCAACTCCTTTGACTGTATTTTTACCTCTAATGAAGACAGGTAGTCCATAAGTATCGATGAATCCCTCATAGTTCCATTCCATAGGAATGAACAAGCTATAGAGTCCAGAAGATGTTTGTCCGTTTCGATTTCTTTTATTAACGTCTGAATTGTTGTATAATTTTTTGAAATTGTCTCCACCTTTATCTAAAGCATTTGAAGTTGAGCCCATCATACATTTACCTACGATTCTTGATCCTAGACGTAAT